CCATCGAGAACGTCGACGGCAACGGCGGCCGGATGGAAGCCTACCGCACGCACTATCGCCAAGACGCCGGCATGGTCGTGCGCGACTGGCGCTACGTCTTCCGCCTGCAGGTGGACTTCGACGCGCTGACCAAGGACGCCGCCACCGGGGCCGATCTGATCGACCTGATGACCGACGCCCTGTCCTTCATCCCCAACCTGAACGCCGGCCGCGGCGCTTGGTACGTCTCCCGCCGCGTGCAGTCCTACCTGCGCCGTCAGGAAGTCAACAAGGTGAAGGGTTCCACCCTGTCGATGGCTGACGTGGCTGGTCGCCGCGTCCTGACCTTCGACGGCTTCCCGGTCCGCCGGGTCGACACCCTCCTCCACACCGAAGCAAAGGTTCCGGCGTAAGCCGGGGCCGCAGGGAGACAGGACCATGATCCTTTCTGAACGCGACGAGTTTGCGGACGCCACTTCGGTGGCGCTGGCCGCAGGCACCCACCTGATCGGGGACGTCCTCGATCTCGGCCTCGTTCGAGGCACCCAAGGCATCGGCAACGATCTCTACTTCGTCATCCAGACGGACACCGAGATCATCACCGGCGGCACCGCCGGCACGATCCAGTTCCAGCTGGCTTCGGACGCGCAAGCGGCCATCGCCACGGACGGCTCGGCCACGGTCCATCTGGCCTCGGCCTCGCTGGTCACCGACGACGCCGCGGCGAACTCGCCGCTGCTGAACGCCGGGGGCTACATCTACGCCGGCCGTCTGCCCTACGGTCAGAACTACGAGCGCTATCTCGGGGTTCTGGCGGTGGTCGGCACCACGACCATCACGGCGGGCAAGATCAACGCCTTCCTCACCCCTGACCTGTCGGCGTACCGCTCGTACGCTGACAATGTCCCGAACTAAGGAGAGACGGACATGGCACGCGAAGCTACCGCAGCCGATCCGAAGCGCAGTGCCCGCGAGGTCAAGCGCGACAAGGACGGGAACCGCGTCTACGACAAGGCGGGGGCCAACACGTGGGTCGCCGCCAACCGCGCCGGCTTCTACGAGAACCAGCGCCGTCGTGTCGGCGATCCGGCCTTCAAGCTGAAGGAAGGCGACAGCATCGTCGACTGGATGACCGAGGTCGCCCCGGCCGAGGCCCCCACCGCGAAGAACCTTCGTCGCGGCGAGAAGGTCACGAAGAACGAGCCGCGCAACCAGCCGGACCTGAAGTACCCGAACGGCACCGAGAAGCCGGACGCCGATCCTTCGGACCCGGCCACGCTCGAGGACAGCGCCCGCGACACCGCCGGTGCCGACCTGACCTGAGCTGACTGCCACTGCCTCCCCGAGAGGCCGGTTAACCGGGGGCCTCGTGCCCCCGGTTTTCGTTTGAGGACACCCCATGACCACCGTCGTCGCGCTTTGCAATCTGGCCCTGTCGCACCTCGGCGACGACGCCTCCGTCTCTCAGGTCGAGCCGCCGGAAGGCTCCGCGCAGGCTGAGCACTGCGCGATGTTTTATCCGCTGGCCCGGGACGCCCTGCTCGAGATGCACCCGTGGAACTTCGCCACCCGCCGCACGACGCTGGCGGTCGCCGCCGAGGAGCCGAACAGCCAGTGGCGCTACGGCTACGCCCTGCCGTCGAACATCATCGGCGTCTTCAGCATCGGCGAGGAGCTGGCCTCCGACGACGATCTGCTGAACGACTATGAGATCGAGACCGACAGCACCGGGCAGCGCGTGCTCTATACCGACATCGCCGACGCCCGGGTCAAGTACACCGTGGCCGTCACCGACCCCGTGCGCTTCTCGCCGCTGTTCAGCACCGCCCTGTCGTACATGCTCGCCAGCTATCTGGCCGGGCCCGTGCTCAAGGGCGAGACCGGCCGCACCGTCGCCCAGTCGATGCTGCAGACCGCGATGGGCTTCCTCGCGCAGGCGAAGACCTCCGACGCCAAGCAGCGCCGGAACCGCCGCACGATTGAGGGTCACGTCGCGCCGTGGATGGGCGCGCGCTGATGGCCGGCACCACCCGCACCTTCGCCCGCTCGTTTGCCGGCGGCGAGATCACGCCGGAGATGTACGGCAAGATCGACGACGTCCGGTTCCAGACCGGGCTCGCGACCTGCCGGAACTTCTTCACCCTGCCCCACGGGCCCGCGGTCAACCGCCCCGGGTTCGAGTTCGTGCGCGAGGTCAAGGACAGCACCAAGGCGACCCGCCTCCTGCCGTTCAGCTTCAGCGTGACCCAGACCCTCGTCATCGAGATGGGCGCTGGCTACTTCCGCTTCCACAGCCAAGGCGGCACCGTCCTGACGGCGGGCGTGCCCTACGAGATCGCGAACAGCTACGCCGAGGCCGACCTGTTCGAGATCAAGTTCGTGCAGTCGGCCGACGTCGTTACGCTGGTCCACCCGGACTATCCGGTCAGCGAGCTGCGCCGGCTGGGCGCGACGAACTGGACCTTCGTGCAGCCGACCTTCGGCGCGGGCATCGGGGCCCCGAGCGGGCTGATCGTCACCCCGACCACCGCCGGGGCCAGCTACCTGCGCACCGACCAGTACGTCGTGACCTCGACCAAGGACGGGGCCGAAAGCGTCGCGAGCGCGGCGGTGACGGCGAGCAATAACCTGAACGCGGCCGACACCTACAACACCGTGGAGTGGACGGCCGAGCCGGGGGCCACGGGCTACCGCGTCTACCGGCGTGCGGGCGGACTGTTCTACCTGATCGGCGTGCTGGAGGGGAACTCGTCGACCGCGATCATCGACGACAACCTGCCCTACAACGGCGCGGTGACGCCTCCGCAGGCCTCCGACCCGTTCGCCTCGGCGAACTACCCGGCCGCGGTCACCTACTTCGAGCAGCGCAAGTTCTTCGGCGGCTCGCTGGCCCAGCCCCAGAATGTCTGGTCGACCCGCACCGGATCGGAGGACAACTTCAACTACGCGGTGCCGCCGCGCGACGACGACAGCATCCAGTTCCGCATCGCGGCGCGTGAGTTTAACCAGATCATCCACATCGTGCCCGTCCAAGACCTGATCATCATGACGCAGGCGGGCGAGTGGCGGGTGTACAGCTCGGGCGACGCGCTGACCCCGGACGGTTACGGCGTCAAGCCGCAATCCTATGTAGGAGCGGGCCACGCTACGCCGATCACCACGGGATCGAACCTGATCTTCGCCGATACCGCCGTCCACGCACGGGAGATGGCCTTCGCGGAGAGCGCTGGAGGCTACCTGACGGGCGACCTGTCGCTGCGCGCGCCCCACCTGTTCGACGGCTACGAGCTGGTCGACACCGCCCAGTCGAAGGCCCCATACCCGATCCTCTGGTTCGCCAGCACCAGCGGCAAGCTGCTCGGGCTGACCTATATCCCCGAGCAGCAGATCGCGGGATGGCACCAGCACGACACCCTCGGCTCGTTCGAGAGCGTCGCCTCTGTCCGCGAGGGCAGCGAGACCGCGCTCTACGCGGTGATCCAGCGCCAGATCAACGGCAGCGCGGTGCGCTACGTCGAGCGCATGCACAGCCGGCAGTTCAGCCGGCTGGCCGATGCCTTCTTCGTGGACGCGGGGGTCTATTACGATGGCGATCCGATCAGCGTGGTCACCGAGGGGTTGGACCATCTTGAGGGCGAAACCGTTTCCATCCTCGCCGACGGTGCGGTCCACCCGCAGCAGGTCGTCATCGACGGGCAGATCACGCTTGAGGAACCGGCTTCCACGCTGGTCATCGGCCTGCCCATCGAAGCCGACCTCGTGCCGCTGCCGTTCACCGCCGAGATGGTGGCGTATGGCCACGCCCGGCCGAAGAATGTCAACGAGGTCTGGCTGCGGGTGTACCGCAGCTCCGGCTTCTTCGCGGGCCCGCTGGGCGGCAAGCTGACCGAGTTCAAGCAGCGCACGACCGAGCCCTACGGCACGCCGCCGCGGCTGGTGACCGACGAGGTCAGCATCAAGATCAGCCCCTCGTGGTCGACCAACGGCCAGATCATGATCCGGCAGAGCGACCCTCTGCCCCTGTCGGTGCTGTCGATGGTGCTGGAGTTCGCCGTTGCCGGTTGATGTCCGCTTCGCCGAGGTCGAGGACGCGGACGCCATCGAGCCGTGGCTCCGGCCCGCCGACTATGACGAGCTCGTGGCGGCGACCGGGCCCGACGTGCTGGGCCAGTTGCGCGAAGCCGTGCAGCTGTCCTACGGGCGGCTGGGCCGCATGGCTTTCACCGCCGAGCACGACGGCGAGATCGTCGCCCTGTTCGGTTTCGTGCCCAAGGGCCAGCTCTCCGATACCGCCTTCCCGTGGATGGTCGGCACCGCCGGCCTCGAGCGCATCCCGGGTATGCTTAAAAGGCTGACCGCGCTCTACTGTGGCGTCACGCTGGCGGAGTACCCCCTGCTCGTGAACTACGTCGACGCCCGCAACGAGGTCAGTATCCGCTGGCTGAAGAGTGTCGGGTTCACGCTGCTGGCGAAGGAGCGGTTCGGCGTCGCCGGCCTGCCGTTCCACCGATTTGAAATGCGAGGCTGAACGGCATGTGCAACCCCCTTGCGATCCTCGGCATGCAGGGTGTCGGCGCGGTGACGAGCGCGGTGGGCGCGGCCGGTCAGGCCAAGTCCCAGAAATCCGCTCTCGGCTTCCAAGCCCAGATGAACGACATGAACGCCGGGCTGGCCGAGCGCCGCGCGCAGATCGCGCTCGAGCAGGGCGCGTTCCAAGCCGGCGAGATCGAGAAGGCCGGGGCGCGCGCCAAGGGCGCGCGGCGAGCGTCGCAAGGCGCGCGGGGCGTGGCCCTCGACGAGGGGTCGGCGCTGGCCGCCGTGGTCGGCGAGGAAATGGTCACCGCCGACGACGCGCGGCAGGCCCGCATCAACGCCGTGCGCGCGGCCTTCGGGCACCGCGCCGACGCGACCAACTCGAAGAACGAAGCCTCCGCCGCCCGGGCCAACGCCAAGGGCATCAACCCGTGGGGCGCGGCGGCGACCAGCTTGATCGGCAGCGCCACGTCGATGGCCACCACCGCCTACGGCTTCAAGAAGGCGGG